AGAAAATTAAGCACTCTTAATAAAATACGAAAAATTGGGGCCACATCAAATACTGTAGCTTCTGCATTTGGTCCTGTTCCATATGACATTGGATTTTCGTTACACATTTATACAAAGAATACAGAAGCCGCCTCTAATGTAGTTGAGCAAATTCTTCCCTTTTTTACCCCCGAGTTTACAGTAACCATTAAGAGCATGACAGACTTGGCCGTAAAGGTGGATGCTCCTATAGTATTAAATGGAATTTCTAAAGAAGATACATATGAAGGGGGATTTGAAGAAAGGCGAACTCTAATATGGACATTAGACTTTACATTGAAGGGGCTTCTTTTTGGTCCAGTCAGCACAACAAGCGGACTAATCAAAAAGGCCTATATTGAATTTTATACTCCTTCTCAATATTCAGTCGAAGTTGCGAATGCTCAATTCTCTAATACGCTTCCGACAAATCAAATTAGATTGGCTAATACAGCATCTAAGACTCAAGGCTATTATGAAGGGGCTACTATTAATGTAACCTCCGGACCAGGTATTGGTGCGTTCGGAACAGAACGAAAGATTACCAAGTATATTGGGGCCACTCAAACTGCCAATGTTTCTCCTGCATTTTCGGCCGCTCCGACAGAAAACTCTATATATAGATTAGAGTTTAATATTCCAGATGATGAATACAATGCAGGGGATATCAATCTAGGAGCCCAAAATGCGGCCAAACTGGCCTCGCGAGTTTATCTTGAGGCTGGCATGACGGCCAATGGGCTTCCGACTACAAATAGCCAGTTATCTGTGGGAGTGAATTTCATTGATGCAAATGATGATTATGGAGTTATCGAAACCACAACTTTCTTTGATTCCGGAATGCGAAGAAATCTAACAACAGGACAGGATGAACACGATTAATTATGGCAAATAATGAGGTAGAGATTATAAACACTACTACCACCAACGAACTGACAGTTCCGGCAAATGTTGACCTTGACCAAGACTATGATTATACTAGAGATAATCTGAAAGAAGTGATTGGCAAGGGATCGACTGCATTGGATGGTATTCTAGAATTGGCCCAGGAAAGTGAACACCCCAGGGCCTATGAAGTTGTCGGGCAGATCATTAAGTCTGTGGTGGATGCAAACATTCAGTTGATTGAATTGCAAAAAAACATGAAGGCCCTTAAAAAGAAAGATGCCACAGGCCCAAAGAATATCACAAATGCTCTTTTTGTGGGAAGCACCCACGAACTTCAAAAACTCCTAAAGGGAAAGAAATTAGATGTCGGCGACGAATGAAGGCGGTTATCTAGGCAATCCTCTGCTCAAATCAGCAGGGACTCCCCATGAGTTTACAAAGAAAGAGATTCAAGAATACATAAAGTGTTCACAAGATCCTATCTATTTTATTATGAACTATATTAAAATTGTTCATGTAGATCGTGGGTTAGTCCCTTTTGATCTCTATAAATTTCAAAAGAAAATCGTCAAATCCGTCCACAACAAAAGATTCACCATTGCCAAACTTCCAAGACAGTCTGGAAAAACTACGACAGTCATTGCCTATTTCTTATACTATATTCTTTTTACTGAAGATGTAAACATTGCCATTCTTGCAAACAAGGGATCACTAGCCCGCGAGATTCTAGGTAGGCTTCAATTGGCCTATGAGAATCTTCCAATGTTCCTACAACAAGGAATCAAGGTATGGAATCGTGGTGACATTCAACTAGAGAATGGTTCCAAGATTGTTGCAGCAGCCACTTCTTCTAGTGCGATTCGTGGTGGATCGTTCAACATGATTCTGCTCGACGAGTTTGCATTCGTTCCTAAAAACATTGCCGATGAGTTCTTTAGTTCTGTGTATCCTACAATTTCTTCTGGCAAGACCACTAAGGTCATTATTGTCAGCACGCCCTATGGTATGAATCATTTTTATAAGACATGGTGCGATGCCGTAGACAAGAAAAACGACTACAATCCGATAGAGGTGCATTGGAGTGAAGTCCCTGGTCGCGACCAAAAGTGGAAAGAAGAGACTATCAGAAATACCAGCAAGGAACAGTTTGCCCAAGAGTTTGAATGCGATTTTGTTGGCTCTATCAATACATTGATTAGTGCGGCCAAGTTAAAGACAATGCCATTTAGAGATCCGACCGAAGTAAAACAGCACCTTGATATATATGATGCCCCCGTAGAGGAAAAATCTTATGTCATTGTGGTCGATGTATCACACGGAGAAGAACTAGACTATTCGGCCTTTTCTGTTGTCGATGCCTCTCAGATTCCTTATAAACAGGTAGCCAAATATAGAAGCAATTCAATTGCGCCCATGATGTATCCTAGTATTATTCATGATGTAGCCAAGCGATATAATAATGCCTATGTGTTCATTGAAATTAATGATGTCGGGCAGCAAGTGGCTGATATTCTACATTACGATCTAGAGTATGAAAATGTCCTGATGGTCGTCCAAAAAGGTCGAGCAGGGCAGATGTTGGCCGGGGGCTTCGGGCAAGGGCAGGCTCAGTTGGGAATCAAGACGACCAAAAAGGTCAAGCAAATAGGCTGCCTAAACCTAAAGAATGTGATCGAAGACGACAAGCTAATCATCGAAGATTTTGATACCATATCCGAACTGACTTCTTTCATCTCAAAAGGTTATTCCTACGAAGCTGATACAGGATACAATGATGACTTGGTAATGACCCTTGTTCTCTTTGCCTGGCTGACCACTCAGCCCTATTTTAAGGACCTGACTAATCTTGATCTTCGCCGAAAGATGTTAGAAGAAAAGGCTACTCTTGAGGCGAGCAATATGCTCCCATTTGGATTTATTGAAGATGGAATGTATTCCGAAGAAGATACCTTTACAGATTCAAGCGGAACAACATGGCAGACAGCAGAGCCGTATAAGGACGATTTCTACTAGGCATCCCTCAAATACCAGTATTTTATAAATATCATCAGAAGTCTAAAGACTTTTAATGTTGATAATATTTAATACTAAAGGAGAGCCTTACTATGCCTTTTCAAGTTTCGCCTGGTGTAAGCATTCGAGAAATTGATCTATCCACAACCATTCCTTCTGTGTCTAGTGCCGATGCTGGTACTGTAATTGATGCAGAATGGGGACCGGTTGATGAGGTTGTATTAGTTTCTAGCGAACAAGACTTAATTCAATTATTTGGGCGCCCTAGCGCAAATGTAACAAATAGCGATAAGTATCGTTCCTGGCTATCGGCCGCGAACTTTTTGTCCTATAGCAACAAGCTAAGGCTTGTTCGGGCGAATAGCACAGGGTTAAATGCCTCGACAGGGACCGCCACAGTCCAGATTAAGAACCATACTGATTTCAATGAGCTTCAAAATGGAACAACCAATGTCGAGTGGTCGGCTAGATACCCTGGAAATCTAGGAAACTCATTAAAGGTTTCGGTTGCATCTGGCCCTGGAGCATTTTCAAATGCAGCGGCCGCAGTTCTTAATGTTACGTCCGGGGTAGCGTCTACTGGAGATACTACTGTGGCTCTTGGTGGGGGAACTGGTATTGAAACAGGAGTTATTGCCGTTGGTGATTACATTTCCTTTCCTGGAAATAGTTATCCTAGCCAGCAATATCGAGTTACAAACTTGACTGCTCCGGCAGCCGGGGCCAATGTAGCCACAATTTCTCCTGCTCTTGTCGAAGACCTTGAGGTCGGGGCAACAACTGTTCGTCGAGACTGGGCATATGCAAGCCTTTTTGGTTCAGAACCAAACAAGACAAACTGGGCATTAGGCTATGAAGGGTCATCTCCTGGGACCGAGCTAACTGCCGAAGCATTACACGCCGTAGTTCTTGATGCAGATGGTAAGATCACAGGAAAACGAGATTCTGTTCTTGAGATTTGGCCTTCTCTTTCAAAGGCAAAAAATGCAATAGATCCTGAATCCGGAAGAACCCTGTATTATCAAGATGCCATCAATGAACGATCAAACTGGATTTACTGGGGAGGAGAAACAGACGAGCATCCAGCAACAAGTAAGGGAGAGTGGGGAGCAACTGCAAATACTACTTCTATTACATTTGCCCAAGACCTTAGTGCATCATCAGACCAAATGACTGGAGGAGATGAAGCGACCGCAGCCACAAATGCCGATAAGATCAAGGCATATGACTTGTTCCGAAACACCGAAGACATTGATCTTTCTGTCAT